CCAGATATTCTTTATCTTCCAGGATATTTGGTTGGAGCGAAAAGAGATTCTGGTTGCAATGGTACCGAATGTACAAGCAGTACTTCGCTGAAACTATTGATGAGAAGATTATTAGGATTGAAGGTGCATTTGGTAACTCGTGGCGGCCACTCACTAAAGATCAACTTATTCCTAAAAATATAGACCCTGATGTTAAGATTGATTCTCAAGTTGTAAGTAGAGCTAAGATGATGGAGGATCGGGAATCGTACAGTGCTTATTTTACTCTAGCTTTCCAAGATCCCACAGTAAATCGAAGATATGGTGAGAAGAAATTAGGTCGTTTATTTGGTATGAAGAAGGATGAATTGGATCGTTTATTTCCGCCAACGATTGAAGAACTTAATGCCGAGGATGAAAATGAACGCTTAAATAAGAATATGATTACTTTAGTTTCGGCAAATGATGACCATATAACTCACTTTGACAAACATAGTACAGCAGCAGAAACTCCAGCAAAGATGGCTCATATTAAAGCTCATAAGGTTGCTATGAAGATTCAACGCGATCAACCAGAACTGTTTCCTAATTTGCAGCAACCGACTACTAATGGTGAAACTTCATCACTATTAGGCAATAATCAAAAAACGACTGTTCAACCGAGTGAAACATCTAATCAACCTGGTAGTGTAATGCCAGCAGGGGTTTAAAATATGATACAAGATAATTTATTTGATACACCAGAGAAGATTCAATCAAATCTTGCAATTCTTGAATCTGGTAAAAGATCAGCATTTTGGAAATTAATGTGTGATATTTTAGATGCTAACATAGAAGTAGTTAAGGATTTCATTTTAGAAGGTAATAAAGATGATAGTAGTGGGTTTATAAATCTTCTTAGGGATCGGTTAAAGACTTATCAGAATATTAGGAATACTCCGGAAGAAATGCTGAAAACATATACTTCCGAAGTTATAGAGAAACCTAACCTTGATCCGTTTACTACTGTTGAAGATTTAAAGAAGGCTCGTAGAGAAGCTATTTAAAAGACCACTTGACAAGTATATTTATAAGATTTATCCTATTTATATTAACGGAAAAACCGAAAAAAAATGGCAGATAACGAAATAACAATCGAATCAATAACTTCCACAATTGAAACAGCAGAGGATCTTTCTACTGAACAAAAAACTTTCCTTGAAGAACATAAAGCAGATCTTGAACCTGATGTTGCTGAAAAATATGGTATTGTTCAAGATCCAATAATTCCTCCTGTTGCTGGTGGTGAACAAAAGACAGAGGAAGAAAAGAAAGCTGAAGCTGATGCTGCTGCTGCTGCGGCTGCTGCTAAAGCTGGAAAGAATGATGATACGGAACCAGATCCGGAAGATGTTAAAGTTATTGAAAAAGTTGTTGCTAAGATAGTTGGACCAATTAAAGCTAAAGCAGAGGCACAACAAATTGAAACAGATCTCCAGTCAGAGTTTGGTAAACATCCAGAATATAAACCTTATGAGAAGCAGATTAGGGCTTTTGTAACTCATCCTAACCGTATCGGGTTTATTCAGAATGGATTACCGGTATCATCTGTAGTTATCGAAGCAATTGCACCATATTTGCAAAAAATTGGTGCACAGAAAGAAAGAGATGCTGCTGCTGCTGCTGCATCAAGCCAAGGTGGAGGTAACAGTGTTAGACCTGCAGGTGGTGGCCAAATTAAAGATTGGGGTAAAGCAACTGCAGAAGAAGTTGCTGCTAAAAAGGCTGAAGTTTTAGGTCGTGCAGGAGCATAGTTGACAAGATACTTTTATTTGTTTAATATAAAAATATGCCAGATAATATAAAAGAACCAATTGAAGATAATTTAACTGCTATACCGACTAATGATGAAATAATCCCATTGGAAGAAATGACTGTTAAACAACTTCAAGATGAAGCAACTAGATTAGGTGGTTCTGGTATTGAAAATTTCACAACTAAAAAACAGATCTTAGCTTTAATTCAAAATCTTCAAGAAAAAGCATCTAATCCATCCGTACCATCGTCTAATGTTGCACCTGCATCGGTTCCTGGTATTGATAACAAAAGTAAGGATGTTAAAGCTTGGATGAGTAAAAGAGGTATTATGATGAATAAATTATGGGGTCAGATAGAATCAGGTAACAAAGCTAGAGTTCTTATTCCTCTTGAACCAAATGAAAAGGTCGGTGTTGTTCAGGTTAAAATGGTTGGCCAAAGGAAAGAGTTTGTTCATGTATCAGGTGCAGTTTGGAAAAAAACTTTTAATGGTTATCTTTGGATGGTCCCAAAAGGTGTTTATTCAGAAGCCCCGGATCAAATTGCTAGAGAAATTGAAAAAGAACAGGTAAAAACTATGGAAGCTAGTAAGCGTTTTGACATTAACAGATTAGACCCAGAAACAGGACGACCAGTTTTAGATCAATTACAAAGTTGAAGCTATTTTGCCTATTGACAAGCATTATGGTAGAGAATTATCATAAATTAATAAACAGTTAGTCCGCTTAACGGAAAAACCGAAGCGCAATTACGAAAAGTAAGAGCGCTTTTTTTATTACCAAAAATATGAGTGATACAACTAGAACAGAAATACCAGTAGAAGTCAACAATTTTTATAACCGTACACTATTAGATCGTGCGGTTCCTGCTTTACTTTACAATCGCTTCGCTCAAATTAGAGATATTCCTGCTAACAGTGGTACCAATAGGATTAAGTTTCGTAAATATGGTGCATTAACTTCTCAAACGACAGCATTAACAGAAGGTGTTACTCCTTCCGGAAAGCAACTTTCAGTTACTGATATTTATGCTGATGTTCTTTATTACGGTGATTATGTGACTCTTACTGATGTTGTTTTAATTGAAACTTTTGATCCTATCTTAACTGAAACTGCAGATATTCTTGGTGAACAAGTTGGACTTTCACTAGATGATCTTTGTAAAGCAGTCGTGATTGCCGGAGCATCTGAACAATTTGCTTCAACAGCAACTGCTGTTAATGAGATTACTTCTGCAATGAAGATGACCAGGGAAGAAATAAAAGAAGGTGTGAGAACACTTCGTTCAAACAATGCTAAACCGATTACTTCAATGATTGATCCATCGACCGGTTATAATACGGTTCCGGTTGGAGCATCATTTGTAATGATTGTTTCTGAAGATACTCTTTATGATATCGAAGATGCTGCCGGTTGGACTCCAGTTGAAAAATATCCTAACAAATCTGATGTGATGCCTGATGAAAAGGGATCAATCGCCGGAGTCAGAGTCTTAATGTCAACTAACGCTTATGTAGAATCTGCCGCAGGTGCCGATTCTCAAGATGTTCATGGATCATTGATTATTGCTCAAAATGCTTATGCTCAAACGAGAATTTCCGGGATGACTTTACAGAATATCGTCAAACCGCTCGGATCTGCCGGAACTGCTGATCCTTTAAATCAGAGAACGACATCCGGTTGGAAATTAAGTTATGTAGCCAAAGTCTTAGATGCTTTAAACTTACTAGTTATTTATCATTCAGTATCTGACTAAAATATGACTGTAACATCAACACAATCAAAAGTACCAGCAAGCGTAAATAACATAGCGATTGGAAGATATGTTTCAACTGCTACGGCTGCTGCTTTTAAGATAACAACTGGTTTTCAACCGAGATATGTTAAAGTGGTAAATCAAGATGGATTAGAACAAGAAGAATGGTTTGAAGGAATGACTGCAGCTTATGCTTACAAAAGATTACAGACCGGAACTGCAAGTTTAAGTACAAGTTTGGGGATTACAGTTGCAGCAGACGGTTTCACAGTTGGATTAGATACAGATATTAATGTTACTGACGAACAGTTGTCTTGGTTAGCGATAGGGTAACGGCTAACGGCTCCAATACCCTCCGTTAGTTAGAAATAGCCGTTACAAATATGAACCCATTCGATTTTCAACAAGCATCAGCAGGAAATTATGAACTTGAAAAAGCTCTCCGTCAGCTTGAAAGCAAAGCTGCTTTTGAAGGTTCTCATATTTATTATGTTATTCAGAAGTCCAAAGCTTTTGCCGCTTATTTTCTTCAAGAACATCAAAAGCAATATAACGATGGTTCACTTGCCGTTTATACTGATCCTGGCGATGGTACTGGTATTCAGGCGGCGATCAATGCTTGTCGAGGTGGACGAGGTGACTACATTATAGTTGGAACCGGATCTTATCAATTAACCACGGCATTAACTTTATCCGGTAAATCTTCGGTTCATCTGCTTGCAGTTAATGGTTTGACTTCTGGTATTGGAACTGTTGGAGCAGCTCTCTTACAGCAAACAGGTGATTATCAGTGTTTAATTTTAGAAGCATACGACGAGGTTGCAGGATTTCAATTTATCAATAAGGCTGGTTATGCGGCAATCACGATGGCCGATGGCAAATGGAGGCCAAGTGTTCATAATAACTACTTCCATATGGTCCAAGGAACTGCTTGTACAATAATTCAGGGAGTAGGAACAGGATTTACTCATGGATTTATCTGCAATAATAGATTCCAGACCTGGGTATCAGGAGCCATCACTGCCGCGATTGCTCTGGCAACTGGTAACTCGGTTACTATTCAAGGTAATTCAATCGTTAATTATTCTGGGACAATGGATAAAGCAATAGACTTGGGTGGTGGTGTTCAAAACCTAGCTGTTGAAAACCTCATTTCCGATTGTGGAGGTGCAGGAACAATCACTTTGGGAATTGATGCCGGAACTCCGACCGGAAATGTGGTTGTGGGGAATAAAATTGCTTTACCAACTGGTACAGGATTAGCCGGTGGGACTGCTGATAGAACATTTGTTCAAAATTATGATGCGGAAAATGGTGGAGCAACACCGATAGAAACCTAATACTATGGAAAACTTTGAAGATGAAATGTCAAAACCTCAAATAGAACCGATGGCACAGGAAAATTCTGCTAAAGAAGCTCCTGCTAAAAAGGGAAAAAGAGGTAAATCAAAATCAAAAGAAG